GTCAGCAATCACCTGCGCGGTGCGGGTGTAGTTCTCAAACAGGAAAAGCGGGTCATCCGAACAGGTACGGTTACCCCAGAAACGAAAGCCATCCTTGCGAATCAGCGTCGTGACGCCCGCCTCGTTAAGCAAATCCGCATCGGTGCCGGGCTCCTGCAAATCCCAGAACACCGACGCGCTGATGCCGGTGACGCCATTGACGCCGACGTTAGACAGGGTTTTGTGCCAGCCGACAGACTGGTCGATGTAGGCGCGCAGACCGAGCGCGCGGGCGGTGGCGTATGCCGTGGCGGTCGCATTTTTCACGGTGTCCCAGGCGAGAAAATCCGGCCAGATAACCATGAGCTCGCGCTGGCTGAAATTGTCGCGGTATTTGATGGCATCAGATACCGTCTTGCAGCCCCACGCGCTGACATAACCGAACGCACGAAGCTTCTGACAAACCGGCACAAGGGCGGTCGCCACTTCAAGCGTGTCGAAACCCGGCACACCAAGAATGCGCGGTTTCACGCCGGTGACGGCCTCGGCGGTCAGCAGTGCCTTGAGCCCGGTGTATTTGCCGTTCTCGTCCGTGGTGCCGATGATATTGGAAATCGTCTGCGCGAGCGCCTCCTCTTCATCGTCGCCGGTGCCCTCCGCGACACGCACAACAACAATCACCGGTTTTGCCTGGTCAGCGATGGCTTGCAAGGACGCCGCCAGCGTGCCTTTTTTACCGGCTTTTGCGATGGCGCTTTGTACGCTGGTAATCAGTACCGGCTCGTTAAGGGGAAAGGTCGCGGCATCGGCATCGCTGGCGGTGCATACCATGCCGACAATGGCGGTCGAGACGGTGGAAATGACGCGCGTGCCGTCGTTAATTTCGACGACCTGCACGCCATGATGAAAATCACTCATCCGTTTAACTCCGTGGTGTTGGGGTGAGTGTATTTTCCAGGCTGTGCGGGCGCGGGGCTATTTATTGGCGTTGGGGCAGGGGTACAACAACTGTTTAAGCACTGTGGAACAGAAAAAACCGCTTTTGCGGAAAAAGAATGGCTAACGGTATTTGAGCAAAGCGGCTCAAACACTGTAGCGCGGCGAAAATATTCGCATCGAAAAACACAGGCTTATGCATGGTTTAAATCTGGCAAAAAAAGAGATTATGCCTGATACCATACATCGCCGCGCTACGTGTTGCGGGGAGTCTCCCTGGCTGTGCTGACACATTAAAAAAAACAGATTACATAACCGGGCAGTCGTCAAACTCAAGCGTTCGCATATCGTTAACGGCATGGGTTATCACGCCAAAGATGCCATCATTTTCATCTGAAAAATGCGTGTCTATCCTTTCTGCCCGGCCATCCTCAAGCCTTTCATAATGTTTGTTCGGGTAAAGCCGCAAGCGCCGGATGTGGAATTCACCAGAAATACAGCAAACCACAACAGAACCATCACAGGTAGTCCGGGAGCGATCAACTATCAGCAAGGCTCCCTGCGTGATGCCCGCGCGCCAGTATGTATTCCCGGCGCGCAAAAAATAGGTCGCGTGCGGGCGCGAAATAAACTGCTTATCAAGCGAGATCCGGTCTTCAATGTAGTCGGTTGCCGGTGACGGAAATCCCATGTTCAAATCCCCCCATTAGAATTAAACATGAACCAGAGTTTGTCTTCCCCTAGGCCAAGGGTTATGTCCCGGAAAGCATGCGTATGCAACCTTATCCAGTCGTTAGCCTGTGCCAGTGACCAGTGATAATTGACCTCGGCGAGCTGGCGTACAAACTCGCCTGTCGTGACAACTCGACGCCCGGAAGGCTCAATTTTAATTGCACTGTAAAACGCAGGGATGATATCTGAACGGCGCGGCATGATTTGAACCTCTCAGACAATACTGTATTTATATACAGTAATTATTTTTTTACCTACAGATCAATACCGCTTCGTTTGGCTGGAACCAGTAAAAGACTGGTTTTCTTTTTGAAAGAAAAGGTTAGCAAGAAAAAATTATACAACCTGTGGTGCCACATCGAGATTCGGCTCACTATCGGTATTGTGACGGTGTGCCAATTGTAGTGTTTTGTTTTTATTGGTATGTTAAGATTTTTCTCATCAAGGCATTTTATCTTTTTCTTATTTTTCATTGAGAACGTAATGAATTCATATAACCCAGCTTACAAGCATATACCATCACTCGACGGTATAAGAGGACTTGCTATTGTTTTGGTTCTTATTGTCCATTATTTTTATGCTGGTCCATCAATTCATAAAAATCCAATACCTGCTGATCTGTTTATTTTTGGATGGACTGGCGTAGAGTTATTCTTTGTACTTTCAGGATTCCTTATAACATCAATTCTTATAAGGATTAAGAATGAGAAAAGGTCTTTTGCTACATTTTACATAAACAGGGCATCACGAATCCTACCTGTTTATCTTGCCTTTCTTTTTGCTGTATTATTAGCATCGATAGTTGGAAAACCAGAAATACTTTCATCACAACTGAATAATGTCAGGGAAAATTTCTATATTTATTTTTTATATATTTCTAACTTCTCATATTTGGCTGGATTGGATTTATCAAAAGCAGATGCAATCATGGGTCCGGCATGGTCTTTGGCTATAGAACAGCAGTTCTACTTAATATGGCCTTTCATCATATGCGCGCTAAGCATAAAAAACACAAAGATTATGCTCGTTACATCCTACCTCATTCTTGTGGTATCAAGATTTATTTTATCAGATTATTTCCATTACAATGTTATATATCACACAACCTTTCTTCACTTTGATGGTCTGGCTGTTGGATCTTTGGCTGCTCTATTTTATAAAAATATAATAAAACACAAAAAAAGTACATTTTTAATTTTTATTGCCATTTCTTCTTTGCTTATTTTAACATTCATTTATGCTGGATCGGTTCATTACAAAAATAAAATAATATATACAGTTGGATATCCTGTCATATGTCTGTTTTATTGCTACCTTATATTAACTGTTATAACGACAAAAAAAGCATCATCTTTTTTTGAATCAAGAGTAATGGTGGCTCTCGGAAAATATTCATATTGCATATACCTTATACATTGGCCTTCATTGATTATAACAAGAATAGCGATTCCCGAAGTTGGCTTAACTTTGTGGGTTTTATCTTTTTTGTGCTTCACGCTGATAATGGTAGTAGCTGCTAAAATTAGTTTTGTTTTTCTGGAAAGACCTGCATCAAAATTAATCAGACGCTTAAATTCCGAAGATGTGAGGTAATGGACTTAACATCATGAACTGACAGAATTAAATGGATAATAAAAGGTGTAATACATTGCTTTTTCCTGTTTAAATTTAACATCCGTTGGTATGTTTTGTTTTTGGCGCTAAGAATTGGTGTAGAACAATAATAAGCGCCATTATTGCATTTTAATCTTCAGGGCTTTCTGAAAGAGTTGTGGTTGATTTTGGCACTTTCCATTCAAATTCACATTCATTACAGCGATAATATTTAACTGTCGTACCTCCGATAACAATATCAACTATAATGATATCAGAAGAAACGCAGATCGGACAACGAAGCGTTAGAAAAGATGTCATTTTACACTCCATATTTTGCTTTTAGGTTTGTAATGTCTGCCTGATATTTTGACTTGCGTGAAACGTATTCGTTGTATATTGCCGTTTTTTTTGTTACTTCACTTACTCCATCAATCAATGCTGCCTTCGAAAAACTTTCAGAAAGTACGGTAACATCATAATTATATGCTAAAGCAAGTGCAGATAATTCATCGTTGAAAAGTTCGGCTTCTGGTTTTAATGGTTTTGTAGTTGTCGTTCCTTCAGGGTATGGACCTAGTTCATTTATGGTAATTTCATTACCGCTTGCATTATAAACGGTTTCTCCCCGATGATCCTCAATATAATCCCATTCCATTCCATTCCATACAATTGCCTTCCCCTCTTCTTCAACAGGAGGGGGGGAATTGTTGAGTTCCCAGGAATTCCAAGCCCGACTAAAAGGTACTCATTTTCGCTTCCAATATATTCACCGGTTGATGGCTTGTAATTATATACAGTAATATTACCTTCGGAAATTGCTATATTTTTTTCATCAAGAATAGCGGTAGGCATTACGCAGCCCTCACGATGTAGTTAAATGCGATGTTAACGGGACGGGTTTCTGTTGCTGTTCTGGCAACATTCGCAGCAGAAAAGTTAAGAACACCTGAGCGAGTATTGGCGTTCACGTTCGAGGCAGAAAAAGTTGACTCAGTGAGTGGGCCAGTAGTAAATGCTCCGGAGGCGTTTAGAGCGATACCCTGGGTTGATGATGTGCCATAAAGATTCACTGATCCCGTTATATTTTGAAGAGCATCAGCTTGAGTACTGAGCAATGTACGTCCTGTATCAATATTTTTCCCGTCATCCCAGCCGCGAATAAATTGCCCGCGCATATCCGGTAAAACAAGACCCGGATATACAAGTGCGAGCTTCGGATATTGTGCGGCGGTAAAAGCTGCGCCATTGCATTTAATCCAGCCTGCTGGCGCTGTAGATGTGGGCCATGGAATTGGCGTTCCAGCCGGCATAGCTGAACCATCTCCCAGACCAAGGTATTCGAGAATCGCAGCTACGCTCTTCCCCGACAAATCAGTCAGCGTTTTATCAAGCGGCTGTTTTTTTGCCAGCTCCCCGGAAACCAGTGCGGCAATGGCAGCCTGAACAAACGCAGTATTCGCGAGTTGGGTGTCGTTTGATGTCAGTGCTGCCGTCGGCGCTTTTGGTGTGCCGGTGAAAACCGGGCTGGCAACCGGCGCATACTGCTTGTGCGGGTTGGTGTCGGCGATATGCTGTTTCAGCAGATTGTCGGCATACGCTTTCACTTCAATGACCGCGTTATCAACATATTGCCGCGTCGCCAGCATGACCGACGGGTCAATTTTCAGCGTGACGGCAGCAGTCGATGAGACAATCAGCACCATGCGGATGGTCTGCGTGCGTCCGCTCCCTTCCTGCAACTGCGGCTTGCAGGTTTCCGGGCAGTTCGCCACGGCAATTAACACGCCGTTATCGTCATACAGACCGATTTCGCGGATCCAGAAACCGCCCTCGTTTTCGGGGATAACCTGCTCGGCAATAATCTGACTGGTGTTGTTCGCGTCAACGCTCAGCATATTCAGCGGCGCAATGCGTTTCTGGCTAACCAGCTTCGTTTGCGTGGCGTCCGGCGTCGGCAATGTGCCGTTGCCATCGCCGACGGCCATTTGCGTGATATTGAGCTTTGTACCCAGCGCGGTGGCGTTTGCCAGCAGTGCCGCGCCCTGGTTGGTCAGAATGGCAAAGAATTTCGCAGTCATGCGCTTACTCTCACGTTGTCGATAAAATGAATGGCCGAGGCCGGGAAATACTCCCCGCCGCCGGTGATGTCCTCAGGCAAATACGGGTAAACGACCAGCTCGTCTCCGGCATAGCTTCCCGCGTCGACATAACACTCGCCCGATGTGCTCAGGCTGATGGCAAGCCCGGTCAGGTGGCGGCTGGCAGGTTTCGCGTCATTGATAAGCCGCTCCAGCTCCTGATACATCTCGTCGGTGATGCCGCCGTCGAGCACGCCCACCACCAGGCGAAACGTGCCGGGCTCCTCGTTAAGCTCCCACCACTCGCGCACCTCGATAAGAAAACCGAGC